GGGCAGCAACGGCTACCTAGACTTATGCTTGAGGACTAATCGAAGAGATTCTACAATAAGTAGAATCTTCCAAGATCGTCCCCGAGACCGGGCCCTAGAGCGACTACTAGATCGCTCAAGGGGATCCGGTAGGTAGGATGGAGAATAGATTTGTGAGAGTCCGTATCCTAAACGGGTACAGATATCAAACATTTCTATCTCATCCTTCCTCATAAGCTTATCACCTACAAGGTAGGACTCATGTTCTGCCTTGTAAAGTGATAACGGGTTCCCCAACTCACCTGTCATCTTCTGATAAGAGTCCTCAATTGATCCTATTATGGATCATAGGGGACCTTTCAGAAGAGTTTCAAGTGAGTTGAGGACCTCTGGGGAAAACGGGTTTCTAGTGACGCCCGGAGTACCTTGGTCGGATTTGGGAAGTAGAGGAGAAAACCTAAACTCCTCAAACCCTTCCAAGGCCTGTAAGGTCTTGAGAATCGTTGCAAGTTTCTTGCTACGGATTATCTCAAGTACACCTCACACACGTGAGAGTGGTCAACTCTCATGAAGTGTGACGAGTACTGCGAGAGGGTGATCCGGCTCCTTCTCTAATTTACTTAGAGTGGAGCTCAGAGCCCTGGGTACAGTGCCCGATCTGAGGTCAGTATCCCTTAACTTCAAATAATTTTGAAGTAGGTAATACTCACCAAAGATGGCCTTACAGGTATCCTGTCTTATGCCTTTCCGATGATACGGAAAGACAGCATTCAGGATAGACTCGAAGTCGCTAGCGTGGGAACCAACCGAATTGATTATTCGATCTACCATCTGCACTATAAACTCGAGTTTCATCGGTAAAGATGATTCCCGAGATAACAGGCGCAATGGTAAAGGGCTGAGATTCCCTTCCTTGGTAAGGAGTTTGGAAGCAAATTCCATTCCACCTACCTCAGAGGGGAAGATAGACTTGGTTGTAGAAATTTCTACTCCAAGACCCATCATCAGCTCTTGGTAATGCATAGCAACTTCCTTCCTGGCGATGACTACGTCATCGCCAAGTACCAGGTAGTCACTAAAGTTCCGTTTGCCGGCCATTACCCCCGCTATACGAACGAGGGCATGGTTGGTCAACGCCAAACTTGCTCATGAAGTATATAAACCTATTCCTTGGCCAGCCCCATAACGGATCCCATAGAACTCTGCAGAAGCAGGTCTATGCGGTCCTGGGGTTAGCTTTATGAAATAGGTAAAATCCTTCATGAGACGTTTCCAAGAGT